GAGCAGATCCTCGCCATCCGGGACACCGGCCTCACGAATATGTTTGATGTCACCGCCGTCCAGCGGCTGGCCTACGAGAGAGACTTCTACGAGCTGGTTCTCTACCTTGAGGATCACCGGTCAGAATACGCAAAATTTATCCTGACCGGCGAGGCGTAAACTACACAATTACGGCCTCGGATATTCCCGCAGGATTGTCACATATATTCTCCGAATTAACTTGCTATTACAGGCGTTCAGAGTGATATATGTACATACCAAAAGGAACACAGAACAAGGAGGAAACCACCATGAAGTACACAATCGAAGCCATTGAGAACGCAAAGCCCGGAATGAAATGGGACGAGATCGGATGCCACTGGACACTCGGACAGGCCTACCTTTACAGCAAGGAAGCCGGAAACGACCTGCCGAACTTCGCCGAGGTCATTTGGGACGACGACATCGAGACGATCCTTTCCGACTGCAGGAAGCTGGGAGTGAAGGAATTCACGATAAGCTCCACCTTCTCCAGCCTGATCGAGACCATCGCCCGCTTCGAGGAGCTCGGCTGCACCTTGGACGGCATCGTCAGAGTCAAGGAGCGCTACACCCACTTCGGAAGCGACGACCGCGCCCTGATCCCGGCTTTCAAGATGACGGTAAAGGAGGCGTAAACCATGTGGAGCGAAGGAACAATCGGAATACCGGATGCAAAGGACAAAGGAAAATACACGGTTTGCCACTACTGGGTAAAGCACTACGAGGAGCCCAGCGAGGAATATGGGATCAACGGCGGGAAGATTTCAAAGCTGATGATCAAGATCAACGGAACCGTCACAGCCAACTACGACAGAGGCTGGGACATCGAGCCGGAGGATGAGCCGACGCAGCTCGCCTACATGATCCTCCTGCAAAACTACAACTAAAACCCCTGAGAATGAATATTCCGGGAGACTGAGCCGCAGGGCTCTTTCTCTCGTACTGATACCAAGAATCGCATGCCGAACACGTCGGCTGGCGGTCTTTTATTTTGCCCGGAAGGAGGCGGCTTTCATGCCAATGCGAAAACTGAAAAACTACAAGCCGACCCGCTTCATGGCCGAGTCCTCTCACTACAGCAAGCAGATGGCGGATTTCGCTGTGATGTTCATCGAGCAGCTCTGCCATACCAAAGGCACATGGGCGGGAAAGCCCTTCGAGCTTATCGACTGGCAGGAAAGAATCATCCGCGACCTGTTCGGAACGCTGAAACCAAACGGCTACCGCCAGTTCAACACGGCCTACATCGAGATACCAAAGAAGATGGGCAAGTCAGAGCTTGCCGCTGCGGTCGCCCTGCTTCTTTGCTGCGGCGACGGAGAGGAACGCGCCGAGGTCTACGGCTGCGCTGCCGACCGCCAGCAGGCCACCATCGTTTTTGATGTGGCTGCGGATATGGTCAGGATGTGCCCTGCCTTAAACCGACGCGTGAAGATACTGGCCTCCCAGAAGCGGATCATCTACGAGCCGACGAACAGCTTCTATCAGGTGCTGTCCGCCGAGGCCTATTCGAAGCACGGTTTCAATATCCACGGCGTGGTCTTTGATGAGCTGCATACCCAGCCCAACCGAAAGCTCTTTGATGTTATGACCAAGGGCTCCGGCGACGCCAGAATGCAGCCGCTCTACTTCCTGATCACGACTGCCGGAAACGATACGAACACCATCTGCTACGAAGTCCACCAGAAAGCGCAGGACATCCTTGACGGCAGAAAGGTTGATCCGACCTTCTATCCGGTCATCTACGGTGCGGACACTTCCGAGGACTGGACAGACCCGGAGGTCTGGAAGAAGGCAAATCCCTCGCTCGGTATCACGGTCGGCATCGACAAGGTGGAAGCCGCCTGCGAGTCGGCAAAACAAAATCCCGGCGAGGAGAACTCCTTTAGACAGCTCCGCTTAAATCAATGGGTAAAGCAGGCGATTCGCTGGATGCCAATGGAGAAATGGGACGCCTGTGCTTTCCCGGTAAATGAGGACGACCTCGAAGGCCGTGTCTGTTACGGCGGCCTTGACCTCTCCTCCACCACAGATATCACTTCCTTTGTGCTGGTCTTCCCGCCAAGGGATGAGGATGACAAGTATGTGATCCTTCCGTACTTCTGGGTGCCGGAGGATACGCTGGATCAGCGTGTCCGGCGTGACCATGTGCCTTACGACACTTGGGAAAAGGAAGGATACCTCGAAACCACGGAGGGCAACGTCATCCACTACGGCTACATCGAGAAATTCATCGAGCGGCTGGGCGAGCGGTTCAACATCCGTGAGATTGCCTTCGACCGCTGGGGAGCCGTCCAGATGGTACAAAACCTTGAGAACATGGGCTTCACTGTCGTTCCCTTCGGTCAGGGCTTCAAGGATATGAGCCCGCCCACGAAAGAGCTGATGAAGCTGACACTGGAAAAGAAACTCGCCCACGGCGGCCACCCGGTGCTCCGCTGGAATATGGACAACATCTTCATCCGTACTGATCCTGCCGGAAACATCAAGGCCGACAAGGAGAAGTCCACGGAGAAGATCGACGGTGCCATCGCAACCATCATGGCACTTGACCGGGCGATCCGCTGCGGCAACGACAACGGTGCTTCTGTGTATGACGGCAGAGGCATCCTTTTCATATAGGGACAAAAACAATGTTGATACTTTCACTGATTGGCTTTCTGGTGATCCGGGAAGCCCTTAACGGATTGGAGGGATGGCTATGAGTATATTTTCAGGATTATTTCGGAGCCGGGATAAGCCCAAGGACGCGACCAGCGGAAGCTCCTACCGCTTCTTCTTCGGCGGCACGACCTCCGGCAAAGCTGTAACGGAACGCTCCGCCATGCAGATGACGGCGGTCTACTCCTGCGTTCGGATTCTATCCGAGGCGATTGCTGGCCTGCCCGTTCACCTGTACCGGTACGACGGCAGCGGCGGCAAGGAAAAAGCGACCACTCATCCGCTCTACTTCCTATTGCATGATGAGCCAAACCCGGAAATGACATCCTTTGTCTTTCGGGAAACGCTGATGACGCACCTTTTGCTGTGGGGAAACGCCTACGCGCAGATCATCCGAAATGGCAAGGGCGAGGTCGTGGCTCTCTATCCGCTTATGCCAAACCGCATGACGGTTGACCGCGACGCAGACGGTCACCTCTACTACGAATATCAGACCTCGCAGGATGAGGCGCACACGATGGATGGCAGCCGCGTCAGGCTCTCTCCAAGCGATGTGCTCCATATTCCCGGCCTTGGCTTTGACGGCCTGATGGGCTACAGCCCGATTGCGATGGCAAAGAACGCTATCGGCATGGCGATTGCCTGTGAGGAATACGGAGCTAAGTTCTTCGCTAACGGCGCGACGCCCGGCGGCATCTTGGAGCATCCCGGTGTGATAAAAGACCCGGAGCGTGTCAGGGAAAGCTGGAACTCAGCCTTCGGCGGCAGCGCCAATGCAAACAAGGTGGCGGTTCTTGAGGAGGGCATGAAATACACGCCCATCTCCATTTCACCGGAGCAGGCGCAGTTCTTGGAGACGCGGAAGTTCCAGATCAATGAGATCGCTCGTATCTTCCGCATCCCGCCTCATATGATCGGCGACCTTGAGAAATCGAGCTTTTCCAACATCGAGCAGCAGTCGCTGGAGTTCGTGAAATACACGCTCGACCCGTGGGTCTGCCGCTGGGAACAGTCCATGCAGCGGGCGCTTTTGTCTATGGACGAGAAGAAGGAATACTTCTTCAAGTTCAATGTGGACGGCCTGCTTCGCGGAGATTACCAGAGCCGCATGAACGGCTATGCGACCGGACGCCAGAACGGCTGGATGAGCGCTAACGATATCAGGGAGCTGGAAAATCTCGACCGTATCCCGGAGGAGGAAGGCGGCGACCTGTATCTTATAAACGGCAACATGACCAAGCTCAAGGACGCAGGCATTTTTGCAGCCTCGTCTCAGGGACAGGAGGAGCCAGATGAAACAGAAGAATCAAAACAAGAGCCGGAACAGCCACAGCAAAGTGAGCGCACCCGGCCACGAAAGAAGGAGGCACTATGACCAGAAAGTTTTGGAACTGGGTGCGAAACGAGGAACCGGACAGCTTTGGCTCAGACCGAACGCTCTACCTCGACGGGGAAATCTCCGATGAGACATGGTTCGGCGACGAGGTCACACCACAGTTATTCAAAGATGAATTAAGCAGCGGAGACGGAAACATCACCCTCTGGATCAACAGTCCGGGCGGTGATGTTTTTGCTGCTGCACAGATTTACAACATGCTGATGGATTACCCGCATGACGTAACGGTCAAGATCGACGCCCTTGCTGCCTCGGCGGCATCCGTCATCGCTATGGCCGGTACCAAGGTCTGCATGAGCCCTGTGGCCATGATGATGATCCACAATCCTGCGACCATCGCCATCGGTGATACCGAGGAGATGCAGAAGGCCATCGACATGTTAAACGAAGTCAAGGAATCCATCATGAACGCCTACGAAATCAAGTCCGGGCTTTCCCGCCACAAGATTTCACAGCTGATGGATGCCGAGACATGGATGAACGCCAAGGAGGCCGTTAAGCTCGGCTTCGCTGACGAGATTCTGTTCAAGGCGGGCGAGGAACCTGCCTCGGACGATGAGGCCGATACGGAGATGCTTTTCTCCCGCAAGGCCGTCACTGACTCACTGCTATCGCGGCTTATCCCTAAGAAAAAGCCGGAGGCAAATAAACACATGGTACCAGTAACCGATCTTGAGAAGCGCCTTTCGCTTCTCACACATTAAAGGAGGATTTTTATTATGACTCAGATTATGGAACTCATGGAAAAGAGAGCGAAGGCATGGGAGGCTGCAAAGGCTTTTCTTAACACCCACTCTCAGAACGGCGGCATGGTTTCTGCGGAGGATGCCGCAACCTATGACAAGATGGAGAAGGAAGTCACCGACCTCACCCACGATATCGAGCGCCTGCAGCGTCAGGAGCAGATCGACAAGATGATGAGCGCACCGACCTCTGCTCCCCTTACCGGAAAGCCCGGTGCCAAGGATGAGCCGGAGGATAAGCCCGGCATCGCTTCCAAGGCATACCGCTCCGCCTTCTGGAACAACATCCGCAAGCGCAACTACTACGATGTCCAGAACGTGCTGGAGGTCGGCACCGATGCCAACGGCGGATATCTCGTCCCGGACGAGTACGAAAAGCAGCTGATCGACGCGCTTCAGGAGGAGAACTTCTTCCGTTCCCTCGCTACGGTCATTCAGACCCAGTCCGGCACCCACACCATTCCGGTCGTCGCCTCTCACGGCACTGCCGCTTGGATGGATGAGAACGGCCTGTACCCTGAATCCGACGATACCTTCGACCAGATCAGCCTTTCCGCTTACAAGCTGGGCACGGCGATCAAGGTTTCCGAGGAGCTGATGAACGACTCCGTTTTCGACCTCGAAAAGTACATCTCCACCGAGTTTGCACGCAGGATCGGTGCTGCCGAGGAGGAGGCTTTCCTGATCGGCGACGGCAACAAAAAGCCCGAAGGCGTGTTCACCAAGGTGGCAGCCACTACCGGCGCGACCACAGAGATCAACAATGCCACGGTGTCCTTCGACGACATCATGGACGTGTTCCATTCGCTCCGCAGCGTCTACAGGAACAAGGCCATCTGGATCTTGAACGATACCACCATCAAGGCGCTCAGGAAGATCAAGGACAACAACGGGAACTACATCTGGCAGCCCTCTGTTGTGGCTGGCCAGCCCGACACCATCTTGAACCGTCCTTACAAGACCAGCATCTACGCGCCGGAGCTTGCTGCGGGCAATACCGCGATCCTCTTCGGCGACTTCAGCTTCTACTGGATCGCTGACCGTCAGGGACGCTCCTTCAAGCGCCTCTCCGAGCTCTATGCGGCAAACGGCCAGATTGGCTTCCTTGCTTCCGAGCGCGTGGACGGCAAGCTCATCCTTCCGGAGGCTGTAAAGGGTCTGTCCGTCAAGGCGGCCTCTTCTTCGAGAGGATAAGAAACTACTGTAACCAGCCGTCCGCAGGGATCACCCTCTCTGCGGGCGGTTTCATTTAAAGGAGGCGGACATGGAAGTAACACTGGAAGAAGCAAAGACCTATCTCCGCGTCTCTACAGGTGACGAGGACAGCCTGATTGAAAGCCTGATCTCTGCTGCGACAAAGCAGGTGCAGGACATCACAAGACAGTCCGACGAGGAGTTTATGGCAAATGAAGAAAAAGCCCTGATCCGCATCCGTGTGGCCGTGCTCTATACCGTAGGCTACCTGTACGAGCACCGGGAGGAAGCAGATCACCATGCGCTCAATATGACGCTTCGGTCTCTTCTCTTTGGCACCCGGAAGGAGGGCTTCTGATGAATATTGCAGCAATGCGGGTGCGCGTCACCTTTCAGAAGAATGCGGTCACGGTTGATAAGTACGGAAACCACAAAAACGGCTGGACGGATTACTTCTCCTGCTGGGCGACCGTAGGCACAAGCACCGGTTCCGAGTCCACCGGCGTCGTGATAAACCCAGAGGAATCGCTGGATTTTACCTGCCGCTACTGCTCCGAGCTGTCTGTCGTGGAATCCACGAAGTACCGGATCATAGCTGAGGGCAAGACCTACAACATCACCTATGTAAATCCGATGGGCTACAAGCGAAACAGCATCAAATTCAACTGCAAGCTGGAGAAACCGAAATGAGCAGAACCGTATCAATCGACGAAATGGATAACGCGATCATGGAGGAGCTTGAAAAGTATGCCGACCTTGCCGCTGATGAGCTGAAAGCTGCGGTCAAGGAAACGGCAGCTTCCGTCCGCAAGGACATACAGTCAGGCGCTCCCGTGGATACCGGCAAGTACAAGAAAAGCTGGTCGGTCAAAAACGTCCGGGAGGATTCCGAGAGCATCGAGCTTGTGGTGCATTCGAGGAACCGCTACCAGATCGCGCACCTCTTGGAACATGGCCACGCCAAGCGCGGAGGAGGCCGAGTTGCTGCAAAGCCTCATATCGCCTCTGCCGAGCAGCGCGGAAATGAAAAGCTGATGCAGACCATCGAGCAGAAACTGAAAGGCGGCTGATATGACATACGACAATGTAATCGAAATGCTGGAGGAAGCCGGGCTCCCACTTGCCTACGACCATTTTGCCGAAGGTGAGTCGCCAGACCCGCCCTTCCTCGTTTTTCTGTTTCCGGGAACGGATAACGTGTTCGCTGATGACACGGTCTATAAGAAAATCGACCAGTTAAACATCGAGCTTTACACGGACAAGAAAGACCCGGAGATAGAAACCACCATCGAGGACATCCTCCTCTCCCATGAGCTTCCCTATGAGAAGTCGGAGGTCTGGATCGAATCGGAAAAGATGTACGAGGTTCTTTATCAAACACAGATGATAGGAGGATAAACCACTATGGCTAATAAGAAAAACAAGGTCAAGTTTGGCCTGAAAAACTGCCACTACGCTATCGCAACGCTGGCCGAGGACGGCACCGTCACCTTCGGTACACCTGTTGCGATGCCCGGCGCAGTATCCCTTTCGCTTGATGCAGAGGGTGAAAACGACCCGTTCTATGCGGACGACTCCGTATATTACATGGTCTCTAACAACAACGGCTATTCCGGCGACTTCGAGCTGGCGCTGATTCCGGAGAGCTTTCTTACGGATGTCATGCACGAGGTTGAGGATGCCAACGGCGTCATCGCTGAGAACAAGGACGTGGAGCCTGAGCATTTTGCGCTGCTCTTTGAGTTCTCCGGCGACCAGAGGAAGATCCGTCACTGCATGTACTACTGCAGCGCGACCCGTCCCTCTGTCTCCGGCAGCACAAAGGAGGACTCCACCGAGGTGCAGACGGAAACGCTCTCCATTACGGCAACGCCTCTGCCTTCCGGTCTCGTGAAGGTCAAGACCGGCACCAATACCAGTGAGGAGACCTACAACAACTGGTACAACGCAGTCTATCAGCCGCAGGCCGCTGTGAATGTCCCTGAGACGCCTGCGGAAGATGTGACTGAGTAAGGAGGCGCACTATGGCAGTAACAAAATCCGTCGAGATTGACGGCAAGGAGGTCACCTTCCGTGCCTCTGCCGCCATCCCTCGTCTTTACAGAAACAAGTTTCACCGGGATATCTACAAGGACTTGAATGAGCTGCAGAAAGGCATCGACGAGAACGATCCGGAAAACTCTAATCTGGATACCTTCTCCCTTGAGCTTTTCGAGAACATCGCGTGGCTCATGGCAAAGCACCAGAACCCGGATGTCCCGGATACTCCGGAGGACTGGCTCGACCAGTTCAATACCTTCTCGATTTACGAGATTCTCCCGCAGATCATAGAGCTTTGGGGACTGAACGTGGAACAGCAGGTTACCTCTAAAAAAAACATCGCAACACTGAGCGGGAAATGACGACCCCGCTCTTTTTACTCCGATGCGTGCAGATCGGGCTTCAAATCTCGGAGCTCGATTTGCTCACCATCGGGACTGTCAACGACATGTATTCAGAAATGGACATGGACGATTATCCGTTCGCCGAGGTCGCAACGCAGGCACAGATGGATCGATTTTAACAGGAAGGAGGTCATCGCATGGCTGACAGGATAAAAGGCATAACCGTGGAAATCGGCGGCGATACGACCGGCCTTTCCAAAGCGCTCTCCGACGTAAACAAGGAAATCAAAAACACGCAGTCGCAGCTTAAAGACGTCAATAAGCTCCTAAAGCTCGACCCGACGAATACCACGCTGCTTGAGCAGAAACAGAAGCTCCTTAAACAGGCTGTCTCCGAAACGAAAGATAAGCTCACACAGCTGAAGTCCGTGCAAGACCAGATGGATGCTGGACTCAAAAACGGTACCGTCACCCAGCAGCAATACGATGCATGGCAGCGTGAGATCATAGAGACAGAAAACGAGCTTAGAAACCTCGAACAGCAGTGCAGAGAAACAGACTCCCATATCTCAGCTACCTTAAAGCAGACCGGAAGCAAGCTGCAGGAAGTCGGCGGCAAGATATCCAGTGTGGGCACAGGACTGACCACGCATGTCACGGCTCCGATTATGGCCATCGGCGCAGCTTCCCTTGCTGCCTTTAATGAAGTGGATGCAGGGCTTGATATCGTGGCGCAGAAAACCGGCGCTACGGGAAAAGCTCTGGAAGACATGAACCAGATCGTCAAAGACCTCGCCACAGAGATACCGACGGACTTCGAAACTGCCGGTGCCGCTGTCGGCGAGGTCAACACCCGCTTCGGCTTAACCGGGCAGGCGCTTGATGATCTCTCTGCAAAATTCATAAAGTTTGCCCAGCTCAACGACACCGATGTTTCGACATCTATCGACAACGTGTCCTCGGTTATGAACGCCTTCGGTATGGACGCATCTGAAGCAGACTCCCTTCTTGATGCATTAAACGCCACCGGTCAGGCGACCGGCATTGATATGGATACCCTCGCGGGCGCTCTTTCCTCCAATGCCATCCAGCTAAAGGAAATGGGACTGACCGCCCAGCAGGCTGCCGGTTTCATGGGCATGGTGGAAATGTCCGGTCTTGATACCTCATCTGCCATGATGGGTCTTAAGACCGCCATGAAGAATGCGACGAAGGACGGCAAAACGCTGGATCAGGCGCTTGCTGATTTCTCCCAGACCATGAAAGGCAACGGCTCTGAAACGGAAAAGCTGCAGGCGGCCTATGACCTTTTCGGAAGCAAGGCAGGTGCGTCGATTTACAATGCCGTCCAGACCGGGAAACTGAGTCTTGATGACCTTGCCGGTTCCCTCGGTGACTTTGAGGGAAGTGTCGAGAACACCTTCAACGAGACCCTCGACCCGATTGACCAGTTCAAGATGACGATGAACTCCCTGAAGGAAACCGGCGCGGAAATCGGAAACACCCTCGCTACCGTTCTGGCTCCGGTCTTAAAGGACATCTCCGCAGCCCTGAAGGCATTTGCTGAAATGTGGAGCAAGATTCCGGCTCCGGTTCAGCAGACGATTGTAAAGATCGCCCTTGTGGCTGCGGCTATCGGCCCGATTCTGGTGGTGGTCGGAAAGATCATCTCGGCGGTCGGCACGATTATGACGATCATACCGCAGGTTTCTGCTGCAATCGGTGTGGTAAAAGGCGCGATGGCAGCCCTGAACGCGACCATGCTGGCCAATCCTATCGTCCTAATCATCGCTGCGATTGCGGCGCTGGTGGCTGCCTTCATCTATCTTTGGAACACGAACGAGGGCTTTAGGCAGTTCTGGATCGACCTGTGGGAAAACATCAAGCAGGCAGTCGTTACGGCATGGGAGGCGATCAAGAGCTTCTTCTCCACTGTCTGGGAGACCATCAAGGGAATCTTCGAAGCTGCGGTGAACGGCATCAGCACCTTCCTCACAAATGCATGGATGGCGATCACGACCACGGTGCAGACGGTTTTTAATGCCATAAAGACTTTCTTTGAAACGATCTGGAACGCCATAAAGACTGTTTTTGAGACCGTGTTCAATGTGATAAAAACTATCGTCACCACCTACTTCAATATCTACAAGACGATCATCGAGACCGTCCTGAATGTGATAAAGACAGTGGTCACGACGGTATGGAACGCAATAAAAACTGTGGTCACAACAGTCGTCACGGCAATCCAGACTTTCATCACCACGGCTTGGAATGCCATAAAGACAGCGGTCACTACTGTGATGAATGCCATAAAAACTGTGGTATCTACGGTCTGGAACGGGATAAAGACCACCATCATGACTGTGGTAAATACCGTGAAAAACGGCATCACCACAGCCTTCAACGCCATAAAAAATACGATATCGAATGTCCTAAACGGCATCAAGAATACCGTCTCTAATGTGTTCAACGGGATCTGGAACTTTATTTCCGGCATCGTGAACAAGCTGAAGAACGTATTCAACTTCCACTGGGAGCTGCCAAAGATCAAACTGCCGCACTTCTCCATCTCCGGGAGCTTCTCTCTAAACCCGCCGTCTATCCCGCATTTTTCTGTGGAATGGTACAAGAAGGCGATGGGAAACGGCATGATCCTCGATTCACCGACCATCTTCGGCATGAGCGGGAATACGCTCCTTGGCGCAGGAGAAGCCGGTGCGGAGGCTATTGTCGGTGTTGACTCCCTGCGCGGCATGATTCAGGATGCAGTGGCCGGACAGACCTCGGCTATCGTTACTGCTCTTGCAGGTGTCGGCGGCGGAGGCGATATCACCATCCCGGTTTATCTTGGAGGCACGCTGCTTGACGAGACCATCGTCACAGCCCAGCAGCGGATGGCGCTCCGGTCAGGAGGCAGATGATGGCATTTACAAATTACCTGCGGATTGACGGCACGGAAATGCCGCTTCCGACATCTTATGACCTGTCTCTTTCTGACGTGGAGGCTGACTCCTCCGGTGAGACTGAGGCAGGTACCACACAGAGAGATATTGTCCGCTCCGGCGTGGCAGAAATATCTGTGGCCTTTCAGGTGTCTCCCGCATGGCTTAAAACCCTGTCAGCAATGCGGAGCCTCCCTCGGCTCTCTGTGGACTTTTTCAATACCGAGACGATGGTCAGGGAAAACCGTGAGATGTACATGGACGGCTTCAAGGTTTCCCTTGCCCACGACACCAGCAAGAAAGGCTTATGGAAGGTCAGCTTCACGCTGAAGGAATATTAAACGGGAAGGAGCGATGCTCATGTACAGCGTATCAGACGCATATAAAACTGCGATACAGGAAAACACTCGCTCCTTCACATGGTCTGGGAAGATCACCACAACCGCCGGACGAGAATATCCTTTCACAAACGAGGACATCGTAAAGGGCTCCGGGTATGTTTCCCGGCAGTGCTCCGGTTCCTCTGAAATCGAGCTCGGCTCTGTCTATGCGGCAGAGCTGGGCATTTCTCTTTTTTCGAGTGTTGACCGCTACTCACTGGAAAACGCCAAGGTCGAGCTGTACTTTCACTTAAACCTCCCGGATGACACCGTTGAGGATGTCCCGATGGGTATCTTCTTCGTGGCCGAGGCAAACCGGCAGGTAAAGACGCTGGAGCTAAAGGCCTACGACGCCATGTTGCACTTCGACAAGGAATACAACGAGGCGCAGACCAGCGGATATCCTTACGACTTCCTCTCTGTCATGTGTACCACCTGCGGCGTAGAGCTTGCACACACGCAGGCAGAAATCGAAGCCCTGCCAAACGGCACGGAGCTCCTTGGCGTCTACCCGGAAAACGATATCGAGACATGGCGGGATTTTTTGCACTATCTGGCGCAGGCGCTTGGCTGCTTTGCCCAGATCAACCGCGAAGGAAAGCTGCAGCTCGTGCAGTATACGGCAGAGCCGATGGTAACGGTAAACAACACCCACCGTTACTCCTCCAGCTTCTCGGACTTCGTGACCCGCTATACGGCGATAAACTCCACGAACAAGCGAACAGAGACGGCAGAATACTATTCCCTTGACCCGGATGACGGCCTGACCATGAATCTGGAGGTCAACTACCTGCTGCAGTTCGGTCTGGAGGAAACGAGGCGGCGAATCCTCACAACGCTTCTAAACACCCTCGCGGTCATAAGCTATGTGCCGTTTGATTCCGAGACCATCGGTGATCCGGCACTTGATCCCGGCGATATCCTGACCTTTACCGGAGGTCAGGCAGACGAAAACCAGATGGCGGCCATCACCTCCATCACCATAAAAATCAACGGGAAGTGCTCCCTTAAGTGCGTAGGAAAGAACCCTCGCCTCGCGGAAGCAAAAAGCAAAAACGACAAAAACATCAGTGGCCTTATGAATTCCGTAGAGGCCACCAAAATGACGACCTACTCCTACATAAACTCCATGCCGTACAGTATCGGCGAGGAGAAGGTGCAGATCGTCAATATAGAATTTGCCACACAGGAAGAGACCGACTGTGAGTTCAAGTCCGCGATCCTCTTAAATGTAACGGCAGATGCACAAACGCGGGCGGTCACCTCGGAGGGAACAGGAACCGCGCATTTTCCTGAAATCGACGATGAACAGTCCGGTGATGTGATCGTCCCTGAGCAGGAGCTTACCACCACCGTATCCGTTCCTTCCTCTTGGGAGGAGGACGGGCAGGCACTTATTACGGTCACTTATGTCAAGGACGGCGTAGAGATCGCAGAGTTCCATCCGCAGGAAACATGGCACTCCGGGATGCATGTCCTAAACCTCTATTACCCACTCCTTGATATGGCAGAAAAGATGCTGCACACCTTCGAGGTCTGGATTTCTGTGGGCTCCGGCTCCGCTGCGATAGCCGCGCAGAACATCCTCGCAGTCATCTCCGGTCAGGGCTTGGGCGCACAGGACAGATGGGACGGACGCATTACGGCAAGCGACGATATGACCATGATCCTGCTATCCGGTATGCAACATCTGGCCTTGGAGGGCTCCGTGGAAACGAGGCTGATTACGCCAACACCAGCAGGAAGCTCCGATGCCATTTCAAAGGTGCTGCTTTCCGGCATGCCGCTTTACACGCTTTCGGATGCACTTCGCATCTTTGCTCCTGTCGTCCACGACGTGGTGGATGTAAGCGACAAGCGGAAAATGTCCTACAGCCGGGTCTATGTCATGGACGATACGGATTTCCGGCTCCGGCAGTCCTTTGAGATTTCCGGCGGCACCGAGCGAAGCCTTGACCGTGGCCGGATGGATTCACTTACGATCTCCACTTCGGACTTCGTGTCTCTAACCGGCCTTGTGATCCTTCCGTTTGAGACGGAGCCTTTTATCGGAGGCATAAACCTTCCGGCAAAGAAGCTCATAAAGACCGCTTATACCGAGCTTGATGACGACTGCGTAAAGCCAAAGACAGAATACAGCGAAACCATCGAAGGCGAGCTTCAAGAGATCGAGCGTGGAAGCCTTGCGGCATACCACCTCGGCCTTGGAGCCTTTGAAAGCATATCAGAACTGGAGGTGCAAAATGGCTGATTATTTCTCTATCCAAGAAGTGCTTTCAGGCACTGATAATATGACCATCACCCGGAACAACTCCGGAAACGATGACGGCACCGATACCCTGACCGGCGTCAGCTGGTTTACCTATAACGGCGTCACAGCTGCGAACATCTATGTGAACGGAAACTCATGGATGGGCATCGGCACAAACGCAGAACAGGTAAAAGTCCATCGCCGGGATGCCAAGGTCTGGACGATCCGACGCGAGGAAGGCACGATCTACGGCTACTACCACTTCCTTCGTATCCGCTGGGAGGGCTATACGAATTACAGCGCAACCAGTGCGGATGTAAGGCTCGTCTGGGATCTGTTGCTTCTCGATACCGGCGACATCATCCTGAATTTTGAGACCGTACCTACGAACACTTCCTACTTCGGAGAATGCGTTCTCGTGACTGGCTCCGGGAATATCTCATTCACACCGGCAGCTGGAACGACCATCACCTTTCTGCATCAGGATGATACCGGGACGGCTTTCCTTCGCTCCAATACGCTCCCTGTGCTGCTCGACCCGTATAACCGCCGGTACCTTATCACGGATGCCAACGGAGATCTTTATACCGTTGAGGGCGGAGCGCTCTTAAGGCTTGCAGAGACAGAGCTTTCTGCAGAGGTTTTTGAGACCTACGGCGTACAGGATATCCCGGACGGTGCTTTGCTTCTGACACTGACCGACCCGACGATCCTGTACTGGCACGATTCCCAGAACCGGTTCCCGCCGTTTCGAGCGACCTTTTCCGGCATCCCGAAACCGCAGACGATCTACTCGGAAAACATCGATATGTCCGACGCCTCGATCATTGGCATTGAAAAGGTCACTGTCGATGCGGACGATGCCGCGCTCTTTGCCGTTTCCTTTGATGCCGGAGAAACATGGTGGACATATGCCAATAACACATGGGCAGCTCTTTCCGAAGAACAGTCCGGCATGACTAAGGCAGCGCTTGAAGCAATCAGCACGGATGCATGGTCGCAGAAAGCCATCACCGGTCAGCTGATGTACCGCATTATCATCAGCGGCGAGTATGGATTCGTGCGATCCATCACCACAGACTATCTGAACACGGAGGAATGAGTATGCTCAAAGGAAAAAGCGTTATAGAGCTCACCAACATCCATACCGGTGAGAAAGAAATATATGAGGATGAGAACCTTGTAACGGAGGCCGTTTTTGATGTCTTAAACACCAACCTGCAGGGCTTGATGTACGACAGTCCCAGCTTCGACAGTCAAAGCGGAGAGGCTTGGCTCCTTCCGATCTATTCAAGACTTACGGGCGGCGTCCTTCTCTACCAGAATGAGATTGAGGAAGACCCGACTCTGATTTATGCTCCGCTCGATAACCCTCTGGTCGGTTACGCCTCCAACGATGTAAATACCACAGAGGACGTGCAGCGTGGCAGCCGGAACCTAACCGAGAGCAAGGCGGTCGATGGCGGCTTTAAGTATGTCTGGGACTTTGCTACCTCGCAGGCCAACGGCACCATCTCCTGCATCGCTCTCACGAATATCCTCGCCGGACGCGGCTGCAAGTACACCAACAACTACTTTGTGCTGCTGAAGTCCAACAATATAAACGATGGCGACATCAATAACAACAACTACCGCCATAACCACAGAACCTTCATCGGCGAGGGCTACCGGCTGGAGCTTGTGGCGATTCATAATCAGACATCCGTGACGCTTCGGAAAGTCCCGGAGGATTATATCCACGCCCGGCTTATGATCCGGACTTTCACGCAGATGGCGTTTGAGGCCACAGAGGAAACCACCGTCGAATTGAACCACTATCCTTACTGGGTGCATTTCGTCGGCGGCAGCAAGGATGATACGGACGAGCCCTATTGGAACGACGAAACCCGGATGGATTATCTTTTTCATGCTGCTGACGGCAACTGGTACGGCATCGCCAGAAAGGAAATCCGCACTTATGTCGGCATGAGTTATGGCTCGGAGCGTTATGACCGCACCGGCTTTGAGTGGTTCATGGATAAGATCAGCGACGGCAGGTGTACGACACAGAAGATCGTGCTTCCTTCTAATACCACGGATATCTACAACATCGGCATGAGCGGCAAATGGCTGATGTTTGCCATCGGAAATACGGTCTACCGCCTCGATACCACGAACGTGGCCAATGTCGAGGTCGTGCCGAATGTCGCCTATAACAATGCGCAGCAGTTCACCTTCTGCGTGGATGACGATGTGGTCATAAACGGCTGGTATTTCCACAACGGAGAGCCAAAGCTCTATGTGCGAAACAAGGCCACAAATACGGACGGTGAGGTATGGGGACAGCGCATGATCTCCCGGTACAAGACCTACGCCTATCAGGAATACTTCTACAGCTACTACGGATACCACTTCCGCAAGGAGCTTTATTTGTACACACCATATCTCGCCACCATCAACAACCTGTCATCGCCGGTAATCAAGACAGCGGATAAAACAATGAAAATCACTTATACGCTGACGGAAACGGAGGAAGCATGAAACAGTTTGAAGTGCCATATAACCTTGACCCGGAATACCCGGAAAAGCTCCTGCAGCGGCCAGCCCTGATTCCCTATATCGACTGCATCTATGCTGCTGCTTGGAAGGACGACTGCGAAAACACCCGCTTTGATATCACCTACCGGGACAACTACCCGAAGTCCTATGAGGAATATGCCTCGCGCATCAAAGCCCTGCTGGCTCTTGGTATTCCGGTCTGTATCCTCGCCCAGAAGAAGGCGAACATCACCATGATCCGGAAATACCGCTCCCTTGGCATCCATCAGTTCATCCTAAACGATGACAAGCTGGCCGCAAGGATCAAGCAGGAATATCCGGAGATACGACTGACTCTTTCCATCACGCGGGCGCTGACGCTTGAAGAACTCCAGACCGGCGACTTTTCGATGTATGACCGCATCGTACTTTTCCACTGGTTTGCGAGACACTTGGACGCTCTTTCTCTGCTTCCGGCAGGCCATCAATACACCATGATCGCAAACAGCGCCTGCTTCCATGACTGCAAATGGCATGACGCGCACTGGTTTTTGCATCCGGATAACCCGGAGGCCTACAGCAAGGAATCCGAAAGGATCTGCGCAAGCTGCACGGCGCTTCTTGCCAAAGGAAAACAACAGTCCGCTTATATCGAACCGGAAGACCTCGGTTATTTCGACCCGTATGTTTCCTGCTATAAGCTGGTCGACCGATACGACGATACGGATGTGATTTTCAATAACCTCTACTCCTATGCAAACCGCACAGGAAGCGGAGGAAAGCCAAGAGAATACTACAACCTGTAACCCGTTTTTTTATGGAGGCAGCGCCACAGTGGCAGCTGCTTTTTTCATGCACAAATTCAAAGGAGGAATCACGACATGAAAGAATTCTGGAACACCATTCAATTTGCTTTTGCTGCTATCGGAGGCTGGCTCGGCTGGTTCCTTGGCGGCTGCGACGGCCTGCTCATCGCGCTCATCCTCTTTGCCGTGACGGACTACATCACCGGCTTCATGTGCGCTGTGGCTGACAAGAAGCTATCTTCGGCGGTCGGCTTCAAGGGGATCTGCCGCAAGGTGCTGATCTTCATTATGGTCGGCATCGCAAACGCTCTCGACATCTATGTGCT